CATGCTCTGTTAGTATTGCTGCGAAGTCTGCACCTTCTCCGAAGTAATCAGCGTCATGATACAGTCCACGCTCTTTCATCCACGCGATAACGGCATTCAATCCTTGCTCATATGATTGTAGGCGTTCGATTTCTTCATCGCGTTCAGCCAACTTAACCTGAAGTTTTTTTTCTGTAGAATAATGTGCTCTACTTACTGCCACTAACGTTCCTTCATCGTAGGCGTCTTCTGGCGGCTTCTTGTAGCTAAACATAGTGTATGTATCATTTACTTGATATACATAGCCGTAAATTTCCTCAAGCTGTGCGGTGCGGTCTGGCTGATAACCTTCATCGCTGGGCAATATTTTGAAAGTCTTGGCTGTAACAGGCGAAATGCCATGCACATGTAATTGAGCCGCAAACCTGAACCAATGCGTGTCCTCTCCGTTTCTGTTCGCGATGTTGTATGCGCTTGAAAGCAAATCCTCCAACTGCTCAACACGCTTTTGTAGTTCCGTGTTCCTTAGAGCTAATATGACTGCTGGCTCCTTGTCGTATCCAGGTTCTATGCCGTCTTCATATACATAATTGCGCTCGACCTTATCCGCCACCGCCTCGCCAACTTCTGGCGCGGATGCTAGCAGATCATTTCTCTGGTCTCTCATATCGCAATATTCGCAATACAATGGCTCTCCTGTTTCTGCACTGGTTAGCAACAACGACTTATGGTGCCCGCAATCCATAAATTGACCATCAATACCCGCAGCCGACAATATCTGTTCGCAATCGGAAGCCAGCATCTTTACGCCAACCTCTCTGGCTTTAATCATTGCCGCAGCTATGGCGGTGTCCAACTTAATATGTGTTTTTGTCATGGTTAGTCCTTAAAATATCGTTTCCAAAGCGTGCCAAGTAATACCAAGCATGCCATGCTGATTTGGTTGCTTGTGTTTTATAGCTGCCTGCCGTTTGCTCAAGAGACATGCCTCGATTGGTGGCGTATCTTTCAAAAGCATGCTGTATGTGAGCCTCGTGATCCGGTACAAATAACTTCATCAAACCTCCAATAACGCCAGCAACCTGGCTATGCGTTCGGCTTCGTGAGCTTGCTTTTCTTCTTCGGTGTAGGTCATGATGTGGCCTTTGTGTAAGCTATCGGTATTAAAATAAGCCAGTCACCGATCAAGCAACGCGCCATAGAGCCGATGCCGTAGTGACCACAAACATTGCATAGCCAAGAACTAACGCTACTATCAGCCTTATCCTTTTGAACTAATCCTGATTTTCTGGCGCATCTGTCGCATAAATGACATTCAACAACATCGCCTGTAGTGAACTTATAAAAATCAATCATCCCTCTGCCCCTTTCACGATGGTGTATAGCTTAGTGCCAACTGAAATAGGTTCAATGCAATTGAAAACAGCAATCGAACCACCATGTTCTTTAACGCTTCCCAATTGCTTCAACCTCACGCTGTCATGGGTTAGGGAGAGGGCATGCTGTATAGTGTCTTCATTGTCAAAATCTTCCTGAATTGAGCCTTCATCGCTTGTAAGTCTACCTATTGACACTTGCGCGGCTTTCAACGCCTTATCCTTCTCCGCAATCAGCGCATCACGCTTCAATATCTCGGCTTCGTAGTGGGCGGCCACATTCTGCCATTTATCCCACGCTTGGTTAATACATTGGCGAACCATATCCATGTATTGATCGCTTTCATTATGAAAATTTTCTTGTTTGAATAGCCTGTAAAGATTTCTTTTTGCATCAAATTTCAACCAATTTGGCACAAATAAAACTCTCTAAAAATCTTCTTGTACACTCATTTCATCCCCCACTCAATCAAAGCCGCCAACGCGATAATACCCGCGCCGATTGCAGCAAATAAATTAAACCCAACTTTCGACGACAATATTCCGCAGAAAATGGCAACCATTAAAAAGTATGCGCCGATGTAGTACATTATGCGTCCTTGTTAAACAATGGAGTATATTTAATACTTTCTAGATCGCCATAAGCTCCAAGATATAAATTTGCATAATTAATATCAACTAAATATCCTTTTGATACTAAAGAACCAAAATATTTATCTGTATTATCATAAAAATAATCGTCAATTTTATTTGAGCTTTTATATTCTTCCAGCTCTTTCATTGGGTTAAAATCTTTTAACACCACAAAAAAACCAGTAACCCCATAACTAGAATATTCCCCGCCATCTACCATTAATAGCGTACCAGCCTTGCAAATATCACTCATATCAACCTCCAATAAATTAATAGTTAAGCCAGCTTACCATCAAGATAATGCTCATTGGTTAGAATTTACCTTGTTTTACATCTTCCACCAACTTAACCAAATCATCCGGCGACCTACAAACACGATAAACTCCGCCGCGCGATTCGAAAGCAAGCTGCCATAGTTTCTGCTCACTACTTTGGCGGCTCCCTGGCTTGTTAGTTTTATATTCAGCGTTAACTGCTACTCCGATCACGCGCCCGACCATATCCGGCGTGATCGTGCATGCAACAACTAGCCCCAAATCAGCCATTCCAGGCTCACCAATACTGATACGCCCATCGTTATGCAGATAGCGGAATTGTCCTACTTGTTGCCGCCATGCAAGTGTGTCTTGGCGGGTTCCGATGGCTATTAGGCCTGCATTCTGTAGTTTCGATTCGGTATTTTGCGCCATATCACACCGCCATCTCAAACTTAATAGGTTGTCCGTGTTTGTAGCCATCCATAAAAAACATATCTGGCGTTAAACAATCAAAAACTTCATGCTCTTTATTTTTGTAATCATATATAGCATCAAGAGCAGACATTGAGCACTTAAAAACTGGCAACTTCCTCGCATTACGCTGCATCATCAACTTAGCGCCATCAATATGATTATGGTAAATATGTGCGTCACCAATGTCATAAATCAACTCATGCGCTTTATATCCAAACATATAAGCCGTAACTTCAAGCAGCCAAGCATATCCGACAACGTTTGTAGGCAATCCCAAAATTACATCGTTTGAGCGCATATAAACTTGCAATGACATTTTGTCACCAGAAATATGAAACTGATAAAACGCATGGCAAGCAGGTAACGCCATATTTGCAAACTCATCAGGCCGCCAATGTGAAACCAGCTTACGGCGTGATGTAGGATTGTTGCGTATCTGGTCATAAACTTCCTTAACCTGATCTAGTACGCCATTTCCATCAGACCTAAGCCATCCGCGTGCCTGACAGCCATATATAGCCCCTAAATCATCACCGCCAGAATATGCAAGCGCGTTTGCATCCCAAAACTTGCAGCCCAACTCACGAAACTGAGACGCGTTATCGTATGCACGCATGAATCCAATCATCTCAGCGATGGCTGATTTCCATGCAGTTTTGCGAAGCGTGATTACTGGAAATCCATCAGCAAGATTAAACCGCATCTGATAGCCGAAAATTGCACGAGTACCAACGCCAGTACGATCATGCGTATCGTGACCAGTTTGCAGAATTTTGCTAATCAGGAGCTTGTATTGGTGGTCGATGTGCATTCGTTTTCCTTGCTAAATTTAATAAAAATTGCTGAGTAATTATGTTTTTTTGCTAAATCACTCGCAAGCTGGCACGCGACACCGTAGCCAGTTGCTGGATATTCGTTGCCGTCTGGTGATATTACGGTGTAGGTTTTTTTGATTATAGGTAGCATTAGTTTTCCCATGTTGCTCGATTGGTGTAAATTTCTGGTCTGGTCAGTGCGTGATTCTGCCACTCATCCCCCGCCGACTTCATAGGCGACCACTTCCCCTCATCATCAATAAAAAACCAGTAATCCGTTAACCGTGGCGCACGAATAAACAATGTCCATGTATTAGGCTCAACAGCTAAAATACGATGCGCCTTAGATGCGCGGATGAAGTTAATCTGACCACGCTTATAATCAATAATATCCATGTTGCGATAACCATCAAGCGCGACGACTTCACGATAGCCGCCGTTTAAAATTAATGATAATGCACCCCATGCATGATTGTGCAAGTGCCGCTCTGAATCTTTACGCACAAAACGATGCAGCCATATTTTGAAGCCGAAAATTGATGCGATGTGATAGCGTTCTAAATATGGATCGCCATTAATTTCAATCAGGCGCATTGGCTTGTTTTTTGTGAAGCGCATTAGCCACTTATGCATTTTCATTCCGCCATCCTCTCTTTCAAAGTTTTATGTGTATTACTTGCTATATGCCCTGTATCCGCCTGAATCTGCTTAGCCATCTTAATACTAATCTTTCGGCAAATAATACCGTCTGGATAGCACTGAGCGATGATAGGGCCATCTTGTGATTTGTCTAGCAGTAGCGCGTTAATCTGCGATTGCTGGGTTTCGGTTAGGTCTAGGATTACGTACAAATTTACCTCCACTAAAAATCAATCTGATTCTGCTTAACTTTACCTTGGCGGGCTTGCCATCTATGCTCAGCCCATTGGAGACTAAATTTATACCCGCGTTTCTTTCCTAACGCAATCCAATCCTCCAATGTTTTGCAAGCTTTTTCTTCGTTTAACTTTTCATAACGTTCTCGGCGTTTTTCTATTTCCTCAGCTCGCCGTTCTGCTTCTTTCTGTTCTGGCGTTTTTAATTCCAGCATGCCTTCAACTTGAGCCAACTCTTTGCGCTCTTTGCTTGTAAATTCATGCCCGCAAACAGAACATACTGCCTTAGGCTTATCTTTTGAATGGCACTTAGGACACACCTGCACAATAACGTCCGGCGTGTCGTCATCGTTCTTTTTGTATATGCGCTTAACCTCACCAGTAAGCGACCATTCAAAATCATCATCAGGCATGCCGTGTATCTGAGTTATGCCAACAAAATCAAGCATTTTAGCCGTTTTTTTCAATGGGTGCGGCCTTCTAACTCTTCCAGTTCCTTGCAGATAAACAATAATCGACAACGATCTACGCAGCCACATTACCGTCGTTGCATATGGAATGTCAGTCCCCTCAATTAGCAGATTCACGTTGAATATAACATCCAATTCCCCGCGCCCAAGTTTCTTTAATGCCTGCCTTCTTTCAGTGTCGTCCGTTGCGCCTTCAAGGCAAATTGCTTTAAATCCAGCATCGCAAAACTCTTGCGCAAATTTCTTAGCAACCTTAATTGTCGGACAAAAAGCAATCGCAGGCTCACCAAGGCTTATTAACCTGTAATGCTTTATAACATCGCCATAAATTACAGGCTCGTCAAATTCTTCTTCGAGCGTTTTAGGGTCATAATCACCGCCTTTAATTTTCTGTTTTACGCCAGTTTTAAACTTAATCGGTGGCGCATAAACTGCAATTGGCGCAAGGTAGCCCATTTCGACGGATTCTTTTGTCGATGGCCCCGTCACCATAACCTCATACAAGCCGCCATCGTCTTTATGGAATGACTGTTTATCGCTTCGTGATGGCGTAGCTGTCAGACCTAAAATACGCGCATCAGGCCATCGAGCTAATACTACGCGCCATGTTCTAGCAAGTGACAGGTGCGCCTCATCAGCAACAATCTGAGCAGGATTAAGCCAGGACAATTGGTCTATGCGCCTAACAATAGTTTGTATGCTGGCGATAACAACCATTGCATCAGGCGACACAAAAGAACGGCCGTATTCTTTAAATTCCTCAACTTTAATGGCACGCTCGCTAGATTTAGAGCAAACCAGACGATGCTTAATGCCGTTTTCTGCAAAAGTAAGCGCGGCCTGTGTTAGCAATTCCTCACGATGCACCAGCCATAAAACCTGACGACCAGTGCTGGCGTATTTATCTACGATATAAGCCGCCGTGCGAGTTTTGCCGAGACCAGTGCCCTTTTGAAGCAGTACGCCTTTTAATTTATCTACGGTGTAGGCTTTGGATATTTCTTTAACTATTTTTGATTGGTAGGGGCGTAGGATTGTGGTCATTTACTCCCCCATTGACTAGCCATAGCATCAGCAATGCCTTGATATGTTTTGCTCCTTATTTTCCATCTGTCGGCACTTGGCGGCAATCTGTGAATGCGTTGCTCCCTGCCATCAACAATATTAGTTGGCATTAATTTGTTTAACCCTTTTAGCCACAAGCATGTGGCCTTTGTTTCACCATGTCCGAATTGCCAAGGTTGAATAATTTGGTCAGGCTTTCTGTAAATCGTTGACATAATGCTTACAGGGTTTTCTACGGCAATCATCGGAATGTCTGCATTAATTAATTTCATAAAAAAATCAATTGAAGATTGCTGCCTTCCATCTTTTCGTTTTGCTTCAAAATGCCTAGCTCCACTTACCGCCAAATCTGTACATGGTGGGTGTGCAAGCATCAAATCAAATCTATCATTAATAATGTCAAAAACATCGCCTTGATAATGCGGCCCTGGCTTATCTGTTGGCAATAAATCGCAGCTTATAGCATCATGCCCAGCCTTAATAAAAGCATCTCTAACCGTTCCAGAATACTCGCAGGCCACCAATATTTTCATGATCTCTTCCCATCCACCCAAGCCCGAACCGCCCGCGCAACAAACTGGTTACGATATAATTTAACGCCAGTACGCTGTAATTCAGCTTTAATTTCGCGATCAATCTGGTGTAAAAGTGATTCTGGCAGATTCATGCTCACGTTTACCTGTGTTTCGTGTTGATTTTCTTCGGTCATAATTAATCCAATTGTTTAAAAGTGTAAATTATCATACCGCGTATAAAATAATATTGCAATTTATTTTTTTATCATGCAATATAGCGATACGTTTTTAATTTATTGGAGGTGACACATTATGAAATACCGCGAAAAACACGGCAGCAAAGAGGCTTTTATCTCCTATCTTGAATTGATCTCAAAAGTTGCAAAGATTAACTTTGAAGCGGCTGAGTATTTGATGAGTAAGGAGTGCAGGAGTTTGCAGCCGTTTTATTATTGTGGATGCTTATTAGGTGTAATGATTTGGAGCACAACTCCACAAGGGGTTAAATTCTGGAATGAAATCAGCGAGGAGTTAGGCGAATGAAACAATCCCTAACCAACCAAGAATACCACTCACTACCAGCAATTGGCGCGAGTGGGCTTAAACTATTAAACCAAGCGCCTGCAAAGTATTATGCGGCATACCTTGACCCTAACCGCAAGCCATTAGAGCCTACAGCGGCAATGTTACGCGGCACTATGATTCACACAGCATGCCTTGAGCCGCATTTATTTGACGAGCAATATGTCACAGTACCAGACGGCATCGACACGCGCACCAAAGAAGGCAAACAGCTATTTGCAGACATTGTCGCTAGTGGTAAAACTCCGATTAAATCAGAAGATTCCGAGTTAGCATTGGCGTTGCGTGATGTTTTTCATAGTCATTATTTTATTGGCTTTGATGTTAAGCCTAATTATCCAATTGTTGAGCAATCTTTTATTTCTTACATCAACGGCGTTAAAGTTAAAATCCGCCCTGATATTTGGATTGAACCTTGCAAAGATTTTCCTAATGGCGCAATTATTGATTTAAAAACAACGGCAGACGCATCACCAGCCGGATTTGGAAAAGCAATAACGAATTATGAATACTGGTTGCAGGCTGCGTTATACAGCATTGTTATTCAGCGCGAGTATGACTTACAAGAGCCGCCACCTTTTTACTGGTTCGCGCAAGAAACAGACGCGCCATTTTTGAATAAAGTTTATAAGTGCAGCCAGGTTATTTATGAATATGGCGTATCAGAAGTTGAACGCTTATTGGAAATTTACCGCGTATCTCTGGAAACTGGCGAGTGGTTCGGATATGGTTACGATATTGAGGATGCAGAGTTGCCAATCTGGAAGCAGCGAGAAATTACAGCAAGCGAAGGCGAAATTGAGGTGAGTTATGTCTAATAAATCAGCAAGCGTATCAAATTTAAGCCCGACGATTATTCCTAAGTCAGATCAGCTCAACTCAGATCAGTTATTAGGCGGCCCAATCACAATTAAAGTCACTGACATTCACGTGTCAGAGTCGCCAGATCAGCCAGTGATTATTCACTATGAAGGCGAAAACGGGCGACCATTTAAGCCATGCAAGTCCATGCGCAAGGTTCTTATTTTCGCATGGGGCGACGATGGCACAAAATGGATTGGTCGCAGCATGACGTTATTTAATGACCCAGAAGTGAAATGGGCTGGCGTTAAAGTTTGCGGTATTCGTATTAGCCACCTGTCTGATATTGAACGCGAGTTGCAATTGCAATTGACAGCTACACGCGGCAAGAAAGAGCCGTTTGTGATTAAGCGGTTAAACACTACAGCACCACCAGCCACTAAACCAGACACCGTTACCGATGCAGAAGTTGCCGCCGCACGTGAAGCACTATCTGTCGCAGCGCCATTTGGGTTACCTACACTGGTTAACGCATGGAAAGCATTATCTGAGCCTGTACGTATCGCGCTAGGCGGTCATTGTCCACAGGAATACAAGGATATTGCAACCGCGCCGCCTCCAGTTAGTGAGCCGGAAAGCGTGCCAGCGGAACCTGATAATGGGGAGATGTTTTAAATGACGCATACGGATTATTGTTTTTTGATGATGGCTGTATTTATATCACCAATATTATCTGCTCAATGGCGTGTAATTATGGCATCACTTTGGCTTGTTGCCGCCATATGTAACATATTATGGAAAGGCCACGCATAATGCCCGACATAATCGACGACGCAACCGACCACATCGAAAAATCAATGGCGGCAGCATTAGAAGCGCAACGCAATAAGCCGCCATTAATGCCGCCAACTGGCAACTGTTATAATTGTGGCGAATCTGTGGCAGATGGCGCTAAATTCTGCGATATTGATTGCAGGCATGATTTTGAACTAAGGAATCGTAGAAAATGACAGACGACGAACTAGACGCATTAAACGCAGAAATATCAGCTATAATCAATGGTAAAAGTCTTGGCGTTGTTCTGATAACTTTATGCGAGATTATTGCTGCACTGTATGAAGAACGTGAAAACGATGAAGAAAAATTAGCCATGCTTGAAATACTTGAAGGCATGATGGCGACAATTAACCCGCATAAGACACATTTACATTAAGGAAAATAAATGGCAAGCGTGAACAAAGTAATTTTAATGGGCAATCTAGGCCGCGATCCAGAAGTGCGATATATGCCAAATGGTGAAGCAGTTGCAAATTTCAGCATTGCCACCACTGAAAACTGGAAAGATAAAGCAGGCAATGCACAAAGCAAAACTGAATGGCATAATATTGTTTTGTATCGCCGCCTTGCAGAAGTTGCAGGCGAGTATCTTAAAAAAGGTCGTCCAGTTTATATTGAAGGCCGCTTGCAAACGCGCGAATGGGAAAAAGACGGTGTTAAGCGTTACAGCACTGAAATTATTGGCGATAGTATGCAATTGTTAGGTGGCAGAGATACCGCAGGCAGTGGCGATAGTGGCGGCAATACTAGCCAGCAATCAGCGCCGCCATCTAGTGCGCCATCAAAACCAGCGGACGATTTTGAAGACAACATTCCTTTTTAATTTTTCAAACGCCCAGGCTAGCATGGCGTTAATAATCTAGTCAGTTTAACGTGCAATACTCCTCCACGCTTCGGCGCAAATAGTGGCAAGGTTAAACCGAGTTCCGGCTGCGAGAGTGCTGGAATTAATTTACCCACCAACCAACGAAAGGCAAAAAATGAATATCGGCAAATATCAGCAACAACTTAAAGACAATGGCGTTGATTATGTGTTGCATCAGGTAGGCAAGCGCACTCAAGTTATCTCGTCTATTGATAACAAGATTGTGATTAAAAATTTTAGTGCTGGTGGTAAGTTGGTTTAATTGTCGCATAGGCGAAAGAAAGGATTACTGTGTACATAAATTTGTCTGCACCACGTATAAGAATTAAAAGGCTTACTATGTCATTTCGTCTTTGGGATGCTTTTTATAATAGAGGCATACAATGGGGGTTTGGATTATTACAAATTAATTTTTGGTGTTTCTTTTTTGTCGGATCAGATGGATACATTATTTGTGAAGATATGCGCGATTGTAAAACTTACAATATGCACTAAAACCGCGCTGGCCGGATGCCAGCATTCACACGGGCGGCGATTGGATGATTGCTTGTCCGGCAATATGAACTCAGCCCTGAAAGAATATCGGTGGCATAGCACCGAGGGTTCATTCGCCAGCCGTGTGGGTGAAAGCGGGGTTCTGTCAGTGGTTAACGGCCTTAAGTGGATAGCACCATGGGAGGCAGTCAAAGCGATTAGCCACCCACCGTGTAGTTTTCTAACGCGCGATAGATACGATAAGTCTATGCTGGAATCGTAACCAGCACCAGCCTACTCATGAACGCCAATCCTTTGCTGCTCAGTTACAACATAAGCACGGCACATATTATAGTCAGCAGCACATACTGCGCCAGCTTCTTCTAACGTTCTGATGTATCCTTTTTCGGCTGTGCAATCAACGCTTTCTGTAGCAGATACTCCGTTGCTGTCGTTTCCGGCAGTGATATTGGCGTCATGAGTTTGCATGGAGCTGTCACTACTGTCGGATTGTTCGCGCAACCTGCTAGCAAGCTCACGGCGATAATTATTGATAGTTGCATCGCGTTTTTGTATTTCGTTTGCATATAAGCCTCCAATGTGCTGAATATCTGATTTATTGCGCTCAATAACTGCTTGTACGGCTTGTTTTCCTGCCTGCGCTGATACCTTTACCTCAACCGCTTGTTTTAAAGCAGCCGTGCGCATCTCTGCAATCGTTGCTAATGCGTCATCGCGCTCTGATTTCAGTATATCTATGCGCATAAAAATAACGCCAGCAATTGCGATAATTGCCAGCGCTTGCCAGTTGTTTCGTATGAATGCCATAGCGGTAATCAATCTGGTGCCCCTTTAGTTTTCTGATATGTATTGCCGCCGATATAAACCGCAACTGTGGCGATTGTAATCGTCGTGTAATCGCTAGATGTTATTTTTCCGCACCATAGCAATACAGCAGACATAATGCCGCAGCCTATAGTCATTAAAAAACGCCTGCCGCCTATGTCTGCGATCATGCGTCTCATAATTGCTTGCCTGCTTTAAAGTCTGCAATTGAGATACCACCACGGAATTGAAAATGTGGTAAATCACGCATTTTCCATCGACCGCCCCACTCAAGCCCGCATTTCTCACCGATTGCGCCCATGCGTTCAAATAGCTTTGAATCATTCCACGGAATCGCACCATTTACAACCGGCGCTGCATCGAAGGCCACTCGCCAATTATGAAAGCTATCCCCGCCTTTTGCCTTGGTGACTACTTTGCCAGATTTCGTGCGACCTTGTGCATACAAATCATTCTGTGATTCATGGTCGCGGTATGTGCTGTAAATGGTCACATTTAATCCGGCAGCTTTGCACTCAGCGATAAACTTTTCAGCCATGGCTTTGACTTTTGGGTGCAAGTCTTTTATGTCGCGCGAGTTAATCATCACATTTTACCATGCGTCACGAGATAATAAATCAAAGCGCCTAAACCAGCCGCTAATACTCCATGCAATGACCATTTGCCAAACTGTGCATATTTTTCATCAAGCCATTCGCGAATAGCTTCCTTGACAATCTCTTTTTGTTCTTCGCGGTTCATATCTGGCATATTAATTATTCCGTACATAATGATTAAATAGCGCCGACGATGCGGCCTTTTTCTTGTATTGCGAGTGCCAATGCTTCGAGCAGTTCATCGCGGGTGACTATCGCCACTGTATTATCTGCAAGCTTCCAGTTTGTAGATGTCGCGCCTATTAGCTCACCAGTAGTCAAAGCAGACAAAATATCCGTCCGTGCAGTCTCGTTGCCGTCGAAGATTTTGCCGGATTGAGTGGTGACGGTGATTGTTGCTAATTGCTCGGCTTTAGATGGCGGCAATATACGAGGGGTTAAATGCGCGTCAATTTCAGCTTGGGTCATTTGCACAAGTTCTGGAAAGATGTACTCGTCTTGTGAGCCATCACCTTCAAATGCGAAAACTTCGCCAGTTGTTGGATTTTTGTAATATTTCATTTATGACCTCAATTCAATCCATGTATCTATTGACGGCGATCCTGCATTAGTAGTGACAGAATAGCTAACGCCGTTAGGAACAATAAAAGACGTAGAAACTTGCCCCCCAGCAGATCCAAAAGCAGACCCCCTAAAAGTTAACCCTGCAATCGTTACTTGAATAGAAGAAGCTGTATTGATAGTTAACGTAGGTATGACAAGTATTGGTTTGCCTGTTGTATTTGTGTAAGTTGTTGCAACAGCCCTAGTTGATTTTACGTCTTGCCACGACTGCCCAATACCAATTGATATTGCAGATATTCTGCCGTTAGTCCATTCCGGGCTTGCTGCATTGCTTCCTGAAGTGCTAGCAAACGTTGGGTCATTTGTAGCATTTGCAACAGCAATAATTATTGCCTCAATCTTATCTCTGATTGCATTCTTAGTCGGCGTACTAAGATTTCCATTCCATCCAGTAGCATCATAGGATTCATCAGGCACAATCTGATCACCTGTAAACGTATTGCTGCCTAGTGTTACGTTACTGCCTGGTATGATTAAAAATATATTCCAGCTTGTAAATGTGCCGGTGCCATTTGACGATGCGAAGTTAACCGTTAAGGATGTGCCAGAGTATGCGGTGACAACGCCATCCATATAATTACCAGTTGTCGCACTAGCACGAACTGGCATGTTAACTTTATACCCCTTGCCAGCTTCGACTGCAAATGTCTTGCTACCTGCGCCAATGCTATTTGATGTAATGGAGGTGCTTGACGTGTCCTGCACATATGCACCAACCCACTCATTTAACTGAGGTGCTAGATTGCCAATGTAATCAAGTATTGACTGTGTGTTTGTGTCAAACTCAGGCTGTGATTGCGTTAAGTTTGGCACTGTTCCTGTATATAAGTCGACCATTATGTCAAACCTTCCATTCTAATATTGAGCAAAGACGCTTCCTGATATGAAACCGCATTTGTGAAATCATCGTAAAAACCGTAAATCATTGCACTGTTGTATAAATTGCTGGCGATAAACAGTGTGGCTGTGGCGCGATAGTTTGCCAATGTCTGAATCACGCGATCAATGCCTGAGTTGTTAACTAAAACAGTCGCCTCGCCATAGCGAGAATATGCCCGCTGTAGAATCTGGTAATCGCCAAAATCATTGCGCTGTTTAACGCTGAAATCTCGCGTTCCTAGAATCAGTCCTAACTGAGTAACGCCAATAAATTCCGCATATCCAGCAAGCATAACGCCGCATTTAGCGTCACCGCCATCGTTAACAATTGTAATGTTAAATTTACAATTTGCCAAGGGTGGGAAACCAGTTACAAGCAAATCAGTTTTGCGCTGTAACCTTGCAGTAAAAAAGCTGTAATATGATGGCGTGCCTGTGTTTTCGTACATCTGATATGTGCGCGCAAATACAACCGAATCAGTGCTGTCCAGCATTTCAACTGTTATGTACTGACATTCAACATTGCCAAAATAAAGCCGTGTAGGACGCTCTGTGTATGTCACAGATGCGGTAATCTCATCTGGCCAAACTGTCTGGCTTGAAATCTGACTATCAAACATTTTAAAGCGATTAGAAACACTTACATAAATCCAGAAGTTAACAGCGTCATCAGTGCCAGGCACCTTGCCGATATTGCCAGTGCCGTTTATGTTTTCATACACCGCATGATTGTAAATAACGCGCTGACCGACTACGCCGTATGATGTGCTGGCGTTGTATGTAGGATATTCTGTTTCTGTGACGTTAGATGACGCCAAATTTGAAGCGGTAACAGTAAACGGACGCACGACAAAAAAATCTGATTCGTTAGCCATTATGCGACGACCTCAACTTTCAATACTTGCTCATTGCCATCAATACCAATATCAGAAATAATCACTCCGCCACGCTCAATGTTATCCAGTGACTTGGCTGTTTTCGCTGTGTTAACTGCCGCTGATTGCATGGCGTAATTTAATTTATTCACATCGCTACGCAATTCACGGATTTCTTGCACCATGTCTGAGCTATTCTGCATTAGATGCTGATTATCTGCCGCTGGAATAATGCGCTCGCCTTGGTGAATCATAGCCAGTCCATCGCTAGGCACATAATTGGTGCCAACGTCAAAACTAGGTACATATTTATTTGCAAAAGTCTGTCCGTAGTTTTTCTTCAATGCCTGATAACGCAGATATTCAAAGTTAGTTGCGAAATCGTCAGTCGTTTTAGTCAGCTCTGCGATTACTTCGTTTGCTTGCGTAAATGCGCTCACCAGAGAAGGGAAAACAGAGGCAAGCGTTAATCCTTCTGCGGTGGTGTAATCAATCGACTTACCAAGCGCGATTAACTCATCAATGCTTGTAGGCAATGTAAGATTTAAATTATCAAACAACTCAGCCAAATCAGATTGCAGCATTGACTGGCGATCTGATTCTGAAACAATGCCTAGCAATGCACTACGCACGCCGCCTTTTAAGTTTCCTAAGCTTGCTTGAAATTGTGCAAACTCATCACGCAGGCTAAACAAATCATAGAATGACTGGATGCCTTCAGTGGTTGTTTTATCAATGCCTTTTAGCGCCGCATCAAATGCCTGCAAGTCTGTGTATAAAGTGCCGCCTAGTTGCTCTGTCAGCGTATCTCTGAATTGCACCAACTGCTCACCAGATGTCATGCTTGCAATGCCAGCCGCAGATATGCTATTAACAAACGCCGTCAATTCCTCGCCAGACAATCCGGACGCTTGCGCAACTAAACCAGCTTGAGATGCAGTTAGTCCAAACTGTTTAGTTAATCCGTCTTGCGCTTTTGATAGAGTCATCACGGCTTGAATCATGGCGGCAATTTGTGTCTGATCTGTGAAGCCATCAAACAAGCCTTTTAGGCCTTCTGGCAATGTAGATGCCTTAACCGCATTTGAAAAGCCAGTTGTCAAAAACGCTGTAATCAGGTTGTTAAATGCTGTCTGTGCATCTTTGCTGTAAATGCTGGTATTTGATCCCCCGCCAACACTTTCAGCCTGTACGCCACCAACTGAAATTTGAGCCGCACCCCATGCGCCCTTTCTCTTGTAGAATTGCAGGCTTGCATTGATCTGAGACTTTATGCCATATGATTGCAGAAGTGTGTCAAGGCTTGTGCTGAAAACTTTAGCAGCGCTGGATAATCCTTCTTGACCTCCTGCATTTTTATTAAATCCAGATATTCCGCCTTTAATGCTAGTAGACGAAAAAACGCCATCAGAAAATGTGCTGTTAACGCCAGATGAATAACGAGGTGTGCGTTTCTTCCCGCCAAAAATACTGCCAACCGCATTTCCTAAAAACGAACCAATAGCACCACCAACTGGCCCGCCAAAGTAAGTGCCGATTGCTGTACCTGCCGCTCCTGCGATATTTCCTTGTGCCAATTGCAATACAGCGCCAGCATATAAAGAAGCATTAGCAAGCGTCGAAGCATTAGCCCCAATAAAGCCGCCGATTGTGTCACGAATACCGCCCATGCCATTTGCAATGGTTGCGCCGATTCCTTCAATCCCACTTATGATTGACTGGTTGCTTGTGGTGAATACGTTTGACAGATTGCTAAAAATACTGTTTGCCGTGCCGACTATTCCTTCTACACCCTGCGCAACCGCATTTGTAATTGGAGACAAAATAAAGCTAATGGCTGGCTGTAAAACTAGCGTCTTAAACATATTAATCAGCGTATTGCGGAAATTTTCAGCAAACGATTTACCCCTTTCAAATCCGCGCAGTAGTGCGTCTGTGAGAGATTTATTTATGCTTTCCGATGTGCGCTCTACGTCTTGCTTAATTTTCGCGTTAGCCTGCTCTGTAGCGCGTACACGCTCCTGTTCTGCGCGCTTATTTTCCTCAATGCGCTTGCCTTGGTCTGTCTGGTCTTTTAATTGTTTACGCAGGTCTATTTCTTTTTGCAGCAGGTCAATCACATCCTCAGGCGCGCCAAGAGATTTAAGCATTTCAAGCTTTTCCTCTTTGCGAGCAATAACTAAAGTATCGACGCTATCCACCAAGCCTAAACGCACCTTATTTTCGTCTTGCTGTTGCAGCACTGATTCGCGCAAGTTATCAACGACAGCTTGCACGCTTGTTGCATAATCAAGCATGCTATTAATATATGAATCGTCGCTGGCTGCATCTTTGCGAGCTGTAGCTGCGTCAATTTCTGCTTGGATTAACTTTCGCTGCTCGCCAGTAATCGCAATGGTTGCATCTAGCTTGCGCTGTAAATAAGCGATATCGTTGTCATTAACTGGTGAAATGCGGCGAGCAGATTCAATCAATGAATCAGTTGCGGCTTTTTGTTTTGTTGCCGCTGATTCTTGTAATTTATTCTTTTTATCTTGTGCGCTATTAGATGCGTCTAATTCTTTCTTGAATTGCGCTAAATATCTATTGCCTTCATCTTGAGTGATGTTCATGGCAAGCATATTTGCTCGCACAATTGCCACTTTTTGCGCGTATTCTTGAGTTGCTGCTGTAACGTCTTTTAATGGGTTAGTTTTAGCTAAGTCATCAAACTGTTTTTTCAGTTGCGCAAAAACCGTGTTAGATTCTGAAATTGTGCCACCAGCGCCAGGTATTGAAATCTGACCTAATCTCTGGCCTTGCGGGATAATCTGTTGTCGACTAATGCCAGCAATCTTTTTCTCATCCTCTAATTGCTGTTTTCTTGCTTGCAGATACTTGTCATAAGATGGCAATAGCGCATCGATAGAGCCTTTTAAATCGCCCTTGATAGATTGTGCCAAGCCTTCAATTGAACGCGCAATCTGAACAAGAATAGTGCTAAATGCAGAGCCTGCGCCAGTCTGATTATTCAGTTCACCGCCTAGCAACGTCAGGCTGTTTTTAAGCGTAGTCATAGCGCCGCTTATTGTCTGAACCTGCCGCGCTTGATCTCTGAAATTATTTAACAGAGATTCATCAGAAAACGCCTTAACTAGAACGTCACTTGTGATCTGGCCTTCAGCTGCTAATGCACGCAACTTACCTACTGGAACGCCAATTGATTGAGCCAATGCCCGCATTAGGTTAGGGCTTGCTTCCATCACAGCGTTAAATTCCTCGCCGCGCAATACTCCAGAACCAAAAGCCTGAGACAGTTGCAGCATGGTTGACGCGGTTTCGCCAGCACCAGCGCCGGATGCTTTTAATGCTAACGACACGGTTTCTGTGATTGATGCTACCTGACCACTTGAAACTCCAATTTCACGCAATGATAAACTTAGGCGTGAATATAATGCGCTAACCGTTCCTAAATCAGACTGCGACTGCGTAGCAATCCTACGCACGTCAGAAAAGGCTTTGTTAAATTCAACTTGAGATTCAGTGGCTATTTTTAACTGACCTGAAAGCTTTGTATATTCGTCAGTAAGTCTTGCCAATGCAGACAAAGACGCGCCAGCAATTAAGCCCGCGCCTAGAGTTTTGCCGTATGATGCAAACGCAGATGATGCCTGTTGCGTAACACGGTTTAAATTTGTTGTTTCGCGTGCAAGTTTATTTGTGTCACTTGCTGCTCGATTTAAATCGTTGCCAGTTTGGCGGGATGTGCGTCCTAATTCGTCAGTTACCTTTTCCGCACTAGCCCCAGCCTTAGTTAGATCAGCCAGAGACTTTTTTGCTACATCAACGCCGGAAGTGGTGACAGCGACATTTAATTTACTTTCAATATCTGCCATCATTTCCCTTTCCGGCTGTTAATCTCACGCATCGCTGCCAATTCAAGTATGCGAATGTCTATTAATAAATCTTCACATAATTTTACATCAATTGCCGAACAAATAAAAGATAATGATTCATAACGCAAGCCAACTACGCCGTTAAATCCGTGATTCCATTGCGTATTACAGTGGTCGAATACGCGATATGATTCCCAGCAATCAGGCCAGACATCATAACTGTCGTCGAAGTCATCCAATGTCAGGCCAAATGCGTTTAGTTCAGCCTCGTTTCGCTGCGTGTACATTGCAGCGCCGAGGCCTTCTAGTTTTTTGTGCGACCTTCTAATACTGCATGGCGATATACTTCGCTTGCCGCTGGTGTAATTGCAGGGAATGTGTCGATCAATGTTTTAATGTTTTCAGCATTAAACTCGTCATCCAAATCCCATGCTTCGGCAATAGCAAGAATAAAATCAACAGTTCCATCGCCAATACGGGCAAACGCTTGTGCCGCTGTTTCGTCTTTTGGCACATCAGCGCCTGATTCTGCCGCCAGTGTTTTATCCATCAACTCGGCATACTCGCTGCGTGTGCGATATTTAAATGTAAACTCAATATCACCTTTGCCGCCATCAATCATGTCAATGGTGATTTTGCGTTTAAAGTTTTTAGGGGCTTTACCTAGTACAATTTTTGCCATTTTATTTTATCCTTTAGGCTGTTAGAAAAACCTGCCAGTTACGATCTGGCAGGGCATTGCAATTAATGCAATTAAGCTGCGTAACGCGTAACTTTGCCCAGCAGGTTAAGTTTAGCCGCAACCGTCATCAACTCGTTTTTAGTTGTAGTCGGTGTTTCGTTCAAGAATGGCTTGGTGTTATACAGCAAGATAGAACCAGTAGGCAGAACGATACGGAATGCAGCAGTGCCACGTGTATCAGATGCAGCTTTCAATGCCGCATAACCAGCCAGTGAAGGATCATCCCCCAATGTAAGGTCGATAGACGATGCAGCCACAACTGTGGATAATTCTTGCTCGAAGTCGTTTTCAAGATATTGGAACGTAGTTGTCTGCAAATCACCGCCAGACAATACAGTGTCAACCACCTGAGTGATGGATGTCCATGTGTTAATCTTGCGAATTGTTCCAGTGCCGCCGCCAACTGGATACAATGTAGTGCTTGAACTGTCCAAGCCTTCCAGTGTTGCAGTGGTGCCAGTTACAGCAGACAGACGGAAAATACGGTTATTAGCACGAGACCATCCAGACACGTACTCAACGTAATCGCCAACGCTCAGTGAATTGGTAACGGTCAGAACTGCCGCAGATGCGTTAGATGCCGCTGTGACGCTGAGTGCTGTAGCGTATGCTGTTGCAAGCGCCAGGGCAGCGCCGTTTGGTAAACTAGATGCCATGATAAAGCTCCTTTAAAAAATGCGGCTTTCGCCAAAATAAACGGGCGCTCCCGTTATAATGTTACCACCTCGCTAGTTAAGTCTAGCGTGATGCGGTTATCCATGATTGCAGTTCCGTTTGCAATTCCGGCTGCGTTCTGTGATGATGTGGCGGTGAAATAACCAACCTCACCAGCAGCATCAACAATCTTAAAACTATATTCAAATCTAGTGCCAGACAATCCGCGTACTAGGTTTTGGCCTGCGTCTGTAATCCAGCGATATAGCTCAAGCGTTAAAGTCTGTACGCCGCTACCAACTGACACATTGCTAGGCTTGCCATATAGCGGCCTGCTCTGGAATGTCTCATTAACGCGGCCCAAATCACCGACAGCACGCACGCCACGAATCTGTGTATAAGTAAGCTCGCCAAATTCATCAGCAGTGCGCATCAGTGGCGCGTTTGCACTTACGCTAATAGTCGAGCCTGCGCTGATATAAATATCAGCCATTAGGCCACCTCACAGCGATATGGAATGCGCAACGGCAAAACATAATGCGTGTCTGTTTTTTGTGCTGGCAATTCATAAGCTGGTTGCGTGAATATTCTTAACGTATCTTGACTAATGTAAACATTATACAACGATGCGATGGCTGTTGCATAATTATGTGCGTTTGCATTGGCTGAATTTAATGGCACAGCGATATTAATCTGCACAATGCCGATGTATGACCTGTCGTTTTGCGCCAAATATTGCGAGCCTGTCTGGCCTGGCAACATGAACAATTCAAGGTGCGCGGCATCAGTTGGCGTAAATGCTGAGTTTTCATAAGCGACTGGAAGGCTATTAGCTGTTGCGTATGTTTGCAGCCTAGTCTCGAATGCTTTTCTGATTATTTTTAAGCTCATAATTTGCCGTATTGAATTAATGCCTGCATTTCAACGAGTGTCACGTCAACTATGCCGATGGGCGCTTGTTTAGAGTATCCAGTTTCAAGTCTTGCAGCGTATGGCAGGCCGTTACATATATAAACTGGCTTTGTGCCGTCTACTTTCAACAGTGTAGCCTGCACAGCGTTTATTTTTGTTGAATCAGGCGCAACACCTAGCGATGACTGGTTAAACGATTCTGATATGCTGAAATCAGGTGAGCCAACAGACACATTCCAATTGCCTTTAAATCGTCCTGACTTAACTGGCGACTTAACTGTAACGCGGTAAAAAATATCAAACGCAATCTTAGCCGCGGCATTGCCAATATCAGCCGTAGCCTGCTTTTCAAACTCGCGCAACGATACAGCGAATCCTGTCATTTTCTGATATACACCTTATGCAGCACAACAATACCAGCAGGCGCAAGAGTCTTAACAGCAACAATCGACCAGACAACAGAACCAATTACCAGTTTATCGCTTACACTGATTGCGCCATCATACGAAACAAGCGCATAACGATCTGACATCTTAATAAGCTGCCCATCAACGTATGATTCGCCTTTAACTGCAAAATCTACAGCCTTAACCGTTGTATCTGTCGTCGTGACTGTGTTGCTACCTGTTTCAGTGTCATACGCGCCAGTTGTCACAGTGCGCAATGTTATATCGCGCCCAAATGACGTTAGCAACCGTAAAGCGGTGGCTGCTGAATTATCGTAATTCATGTTCGGTTAATCTCGAACGTGAAGCCATTGCCAGTGAGATACTTAGCCAGCATAGAGTTTGCTTTGCTTAATCTAACAATACGTGGAGAGCTGGAATCATACTCAACTTCTAGCACATCAACTTTTTCACGGATTACACCTTGCTCCAAGTTAGGCAGCAATTCAGTGCTGTTAGCCTGGTGAGCGATTTCACAAGTTGCACGCATCAAATCAACTGGTATCACATCAGAATCAAGGTCGAATCCATCAACACTAACGCCATCCCTAGGCCATTGCAGCGCCTGCGTGATAGTGTTACGAGTTCCTTTAAATCTCTGACCGAATACGCTGTCAATGTACTCAGTAGCAATGCGCAACAGGCCTTCTTTGTGTGCATCGTCACCAGTCCATGCTGTTACGTTGCGGGCTGCAAAATAAGCATCCGCATAAGCCACGCTTGCGTAGCTTTCTGCGTTTGCCAGTCCTGTGCCGTTTTCTACGATTAGGGTCATATTATTTCAGCGAGATTAAACCAGTTCCAGTACGAATAGCCAATGGGCTTTCATGTACCGTGTCTGATTGCGTATTATCTTGGTTTATAAATCTGCGCGATCCCAAAATAGCGTTGGCATTTGTCACTGCAATACCCATGCCAGAGCGAACCCTATTTTTATACAATGGGAACATCGCTACAAATGAAGTGGCGCTACGATATTTAATCAAGCAATACAATATGCCATTGCCGGTGCCGCTAGCGCCAGGGATGCCGATAATTTTGCCATTATCCTCAGGATAAATCGGCGTACTTGAATCAACCGTAACTATTGGCGTTGTTGTAGTGCCGGTTACAATAATAATCCGCGCGCCACTTTCATAGCATTTATAAATAGGCGGCTGGTTAAATACTGTAATTGTTGATTGATAGTCAAAAATCTTGTTGAAAATTGTACCAAGCTTAGACTTCAGATAAGCATGCCAGATAGGCAATGCTGCATATGATCCGCTTTCCGATTGACCATCAGGTGTTGAGTAGTCATTCCATGGGGAGCTGCTTCCGAATTTAGTTGGGGCAAGAACTGCTTTGTTTTTACCGCGTGCAGCCATTGGCGCATAGGTCGGCAAAAGGTTAAATGCATCAAGCTGTGCTTTCCATGTATCTGCTGATGCGACAGTTGTATAAAGCGCCTCATCGTTCTTGCTCATGCCTAATGTGTATTGCTGACACAGTAAACCAGCGATGTAATTGCGCACCGCGTGCTGTGCTGGGTTTGTTGTCACCCAATTAGTCAAGCTGTCGTTATTGCAAGCTAGGTCAATAAAAGGAATTTTAAGGCCAATCAATCGTGCAACAACACCACAAAGGCGAGTTTCATCAGTAATTAAATCAACCGATTGTTGTGTGGAATCTGAAATAATTGCATCACATTCAACAGTGCCAACACCAAGCATGGCTAATGGGCGTAAATGGAAATTGTTGATTGCTGCGTCCATATATTTTCGGTAAATGTATGCACTTGTAAGTGTGATGGTGCCAGGATCAGATGACAATTTAACCGTGTATGTATTTGCGTCTGGAACGGTGTCAATTTCAAAATCACGGTTTAAGCTGGTGCCAGTCGTTGTGTAGCCGCGATGTGAAATAACCTCGCCCGGCAAATAACCATGACTTGCGCGGGTAACGGTAAGCACCCCGCCAGTCCATGTTGTTGCTGTTGGAATTTGAATAAACTGCACCAATCCGTTGTTAGTCGTTGCACCAGGGTCACTCGCTAATGGCACTGTGATTGTATTTGTGTCTACAATAGTAGGCACACGCAATCCATTAATCGCCGATGGCATAAATCCAGATAACAATACTTTAATGTTTGTAACACTCACTTGACTATGTGTTGGTAGGTTAATAGTCAGCGTACCACCACTTGCGCTTGACCATGTTGCGCCAGTTGCGAAGTATGTGCGGGGGTTCATCTTCGCATTTTCAAGTTGAACAGTATTTAACTGGTTAACCTGCATTGCAGCTTCGTTTGTGCCATTCAATTGCAATGAATATTCTCTATTCTGAACTTGCTCAAAAATCCAGTCGCCATTTAAACATGTTGGCAATGTATTTATTCCAGATTCATACAATTCAACCTCTTGACCATTTTCAAGAGAATAAGGAATGTTGTCCGAAATTAAAATATAATTGCCGCCTGCGGTAAATTGCCCTGACGATGCCGCATTAAATGTTATGTCAAACCAAGAGCCATCAGGAGTCTTGCATTTTGCGCGCAAAGTACCAGATGTTGCAGGAGTTTCAGTTTGCGCAGACACGCCAACAAATAAAAATCTAAAGCCATCTGGCTTATCTCCGCCAATATTTTTCCAAACAGATTTTCCGAGAAGCTGGCCTGCTGTGTTTGTGTTCGGGAAGCCGCCTCTTGCGCTTATGCCGCGTAGGGATGCAGGGCCGATGATTGCGGGGAAGTCATAATCACCACCACTCGACTCTTCGGGCCCATCCGCCAAAACGATAGCATCATCAGAAGGCTGGCTTTCATTAACATCGGCAAAACCTGAGAAGCAATCAACAGCATAATTAATTGCGCTTGTAAATGGGCCAAACGTATTTGAACCAGAATACAACTGAATAGCGCCCAAATCTTGCCCTGCTTGATACATTCTCAAAGAAGCAGAGCCGCCAGAAGATACAACTACAGTTAACTTGCGCCAGATCTCTAACTCGTCGGTCAGTGTTTTATTAGCGTTTACGATAGGCATGATTTAATCCTGTATTGGTTGCCAAAATTTGCAAGAAAGCCCCCTAATTAAAAGGGGCTTGATTCAAACTCTGTTAAACAGGTGCGCCGAGCAACAAAGCTGTGTGACGTGGAGCAACGTTAGCAACGCCCCAAGCCAATGCAACTTCATAACGAACTTTGCGGTAGCCTGGATATACAGACACTTCAAAAGTCAGGCCGCTGCGTGGGTCTGTGATGGTTGTTACGTCAATCGCCATATCACCAGCACTTGGGCGCTCTGGCATGCGAGTTGCCAAAACGATTGCAGAGCGGTTGAATGCCATGTTGCGTGCGGTAGATGCAACCTTGGTAATCGCAACAGTACCAGTTGCAGCCGTAGCTGTGCGCAAGCCTGGCTCTTGAATAACAATCGCGCTTGCTGTAACAGACTGAATGACATATTTGTTTGCATCAGATTCGTGCGCCAATGTGATGATGTCACCAGCAGCCAAACCAGCAGAGTAGTCTGCGGTAGTTGCCAGAGATACAGCACCTTTTGCACGAACGGCTGATGTCAGTGTGCCAGATGTGAATGAACCAGCAGTTTGTGACACGATCTGACCAGATTCACGAATATCCATACCGCTAACAGTCTGGAACACGCCCTGACGCAAGATGCTGTTATCGCCTTGAGTCTGATACTGGCCTTGTTTACCCAAGAAATTGGCGCCTGCATCAGTGTTAAGAACCAACTGGTTATCGCTTAATGGTGCGCCGTTGTCTTTCAGAATTCGCAAAACTTTAGATGCGTCAGTGAAGTCGCCAGCAGTACCGAATGCGGTAGTCGCTGAGCCGTAAGCGCGTGAGAATGTTGATTGCAATGCAGCCAAGTCAGCTTCAACTTCGTTAACCAATACGCGCAACGCTTGAGCAAATTGACCATTCCATACAGGACGAATGCCTCCGCCAGTATTCAGGCCGCGTTCTTCTTCGCCATCCCATGAGAAAGGAACAGCTTTTGCTTTGGTCAGAGTAAATGGCACGCTGCCAATTACCTGATCTGCTTCAGCAGGTACAGCCATCGCAGGCGTAATGCTGGATGATGTGTTTGCTGGTGCAACTGGGCTATATACAGTCTGGCCTACTTTACCTCGAGCCAATGAAGCGTCGATAGTAACAGCAGGAATCAAGCCAACCAATTCGCGTGATACAACATCCAAATCGGCGTACAGGTTAGGCAATAGGTTTGTTAAAGTGTTTGTAGTCATGTGAAAATCCTTTTTAATTAAGTAGTTACAACCCCGCCAGCTTTAGCAAACTCCATTTTTTGACCTGGAGCCATCGCATCAAATTGTGCGCGAGTTAATTGTTTGCTGCCACTTGAACCACCACCGCCTTGACCGCCACCACCAGAATTAACTGGTGCAGAAATAAAGTGCTTACCCTGATCGCTAGATGCCCATGCGCCAATTGCTTCATGAATCGGTTTATCGCCAATCAATGCAGAATACTCACCGTTATCCGCTTTAATCGTTGCGCCGTTTCTTAGTAATGCTTTTGCTGCATCCATAAACTCAGGCTTAACGCCAGATTTAGCTAGCCCGTCATAAAGTTGCGAATCAATCAGATACTTAGTCAAAGTTGCGTCTTTAGCCGCGTTTTGACTTGTTAATTCGTCAATCTGCTTTTTAAACATTTTGCGCTCTTTATCTGATTCAGCTTGCGATGCGTCGTATTTGCTTTGCAGTTCTGCGTGTGCATCCGGGTCAATTTCAACCCCTTTTGCCTTTGCTTTGTATTTCATTAAATCAGCTTTGTAAGTCAAATTCACACTTTTAAGCGATTCAACTTCTGCTAGCAATTCATCCAGCTTTTCTTGCGTAAACTCTTCGATCTTCATGTGTGGTTCCTTTTGGTCACTGACCATATCCGCGTGGCACTGCCACAAAATCCTCGGCATAGCACGGCTACACCTTAACAATTGTTAATATACGCCATAAATCTTTACAATTCAAGCGTTTTTAAATCATCAAGCGTGTAATATTTTCCTTCACGATTGACAAACTTTTCTAACGGTGCGCCAGTCTCTCTATAAATGCGACCACGTTCTTTACCTAGCACCTCGTCTTGTATGCTTGCAGGCTGCTTTTTAAGCCATGCTGAATATGTCGTATCCTCTGGCACTTGTCCGTTCATGCTGGCGCGTGTGGATGGTGGTAATTCGTCGATATTAAAGCCTAACTCGCGCCATGATTTAGTGACAGGCAATCGAATGCTACGGCAATTTAAGTGCGCTGGTGCTGTTGGGCCTTCGCCAATTTTGAATTTTTTTCCATCGGTTACGGCGCAAAAAGGACTTGTCCTTGAATCTAGGGTGCTAACCCATAACTCATACTTAAACAATCTGGCATTAGCCGCAACCGTTGCAGTCCGCGCTTCGTTAGCTGTGTGTGCAATCGCAGTGCGTACAATCGTCTTAGCCTGATTGCGCCCTATCTGCAACAATCCATCAGCATAGTTATTCGCCTTAGTCCCACGTATGCGCCGGACAATCTGGTCAGTAGTTTCGTTTTGCACAAACCCTAAACGCACCGCATCACGAACGCGCTTTGCCTGCTCGGTTTCTAAATCGCTCATCCATTCAGATAGCAAGCGACCGTTAAACGGCTTAGCAACTGCTGCCGCATATACCTGCGCCACGCCAATACGGTCAAAACTAACAACGCTCGGCAATGTTCGCTCATACAAATTCCCCTGCCAGTTAGTCTCATACTCACTGAATTGCTGCATCTCATAACCTAGAGCGTCATTCATCTCACGATATAGCGCCTGATTTATGTCGTATATGCTGGCTAGTTGGCGCTCGATTCGATCAATGCTAAATGCTGTGCCTTGCATGGATTCTATTTTCTGGCGCAATTCAACTGTTAACTCGGCATCGCTGGCCTGCAATATTTCAAGCATGCGCCTAACGATGCCGTTTTTCAGAAACTCGACGCGGACGCTGTGGAGAGTTTGAGCGTCGAATAGGTCTTGGTTTATGGTCATGCGTAATCGCCGTTTATTAGTTTTGCCTTGAATGATTCGATAATCCAAAGCCAATCTTTAGCTAATGGCTGCTTCCCATCAATCAAGCCGCCGCCAAATACCGTAAGCGCACCATTTTCATCGTATCCAATCACAATCCCGCATTTTATTTCTTCTTTAGCGTTATCAGCCACAACTGCAAATGAGTTTGCAGGAAATATATCAACTACCTTACCCATTAGCACCCCCCTTTCCGCCATCCTGAATAGCCAACCGTTCATCGTCAATGCTGCGGTCGTTGGCGATAACTTCACCATCTTGCAAGTTAGCAAAATACGTCTCATAGCTAATCGCGCCAGACAGATACGATGCTGTCAATTGCTGCAACATCTGCGGCGTGATTCCAGTAGGATTCACGTCTGTGTTAATCTGCACGATTATCTCGCCTGATACGCGCAACCATTGCGCCATCAGCATTAGCGCTTTAGTCATCATCTCACTGCCGTGCTGAGCAATACGCGACATAATGCTATTCTCGCCAGCATTGCGAATAGTCATTGCTTCGGCTGTCTCTGCTGCTCGTTTCTCAGCGCCTAAGTAGCGGCTACCTAATGCGACCATCATCTGCATTTTATCGTCCATAGCAGTCTTAAGCGCGCCTAATCCTTGGCCTGTGAATTCTAAGTATTCTGCATGACCTTCCGCGCTAGGGAATCCATAAGCGCTCGCACTGCCTAGGCTAATCATGCTGTTACCCTGGTCATCAACCAAATTAGCCCCCCAAAATATCGGAGTTGGCAATCCAGTGAAATGCAACCCATGCTCATAGTCTGCGCTGTTTCGATAGTGAGCCATGTTAATATTCACCAAGTCCAGCAATACAGGTTTACTGATCTGGTTATCGAAAACAAACGGAATCTCACGCAATGGCGCGTTATTCATCAGCGGGTAAAATTCATCGTCTGGATAATCGTTGTAACCGTCTTTGGTCTGATAGTACAAACGGACACGATAGCCTTCTGGTGTGAGATCTAGCATGCGTATTAACTCTTGCGTGTCTGTGTCGTCACCTCGTGCAATGCTGACAATCTCACGCAGCTTAATCATGGTCAGAATGTAGCGATTGCCTACACGTTCATACCGCCAGTCTAAAATATCCTCGGCTTTGTAAATGCTTGCGTATGGTCTGACACCTTGCGCTTCAATGTCCGCAATCGTCATGCCTACTGTGGACGCACGCGGAAAATCAACCAAAATGCCAACGCGGTTAGTGATCGCCAGTTCTTCGATGATGCTATCTGCAAAATCAATCATCGTGGTTCCGCGCATATCAAAGTCAGCCTGTATAGCAGCCAATGAATCAGGCGCGGTAATGATCGGCTTCTTGCGCATAATCATGCCTGACATGCCTTCTACAGTACGGCCTACTGCGTTGAAAAACACGGCGCGATTTTTGTATTTATCGTAAGCCTTTGCATCCTGCCCCGTGAGTGCTGCCAGATATGTCTGCGCGCCTGCATGGATTGATTCCTCTCCATCATATGTATCACGGCACTTTTTCCACACTGGCAGCCATTTATTGTATTCAAGGTTAGTGTAATCAATCATAGGCCTAGCACCTGCACTCTCTGTGGCGTGTTTTTCATTATCGGGAACTCATACGCAATCGGGTATCCTGTCGCGTCATTCTGGTGATCGAAACCACTGGACTTATCAGGCTCGCCATTGTCGTCATATGCTTGCTGCTCAAGGTTCTTTGCAACTGTTTTACATTTTATAACATTTACAAACAATTTGCCTAACTCCAAACGCTTGTTAACCGACATAATCCTATCTTTAACCGCGGGGTTAGTGCTATTAACGCGCACCTCAAATCCTGCATCGGTAAGCGTCGTGATGTCTGACTTGCTCGCATCTACTGTCTTGCGTGACTTGCCGCTTGCATCAGGGTAAACAATCACGCGGTTACGTGGATAGCGATTCCTGATTGCTGCAACCATGTCAGGCGTGTCGAAAATGTCCTTCAATTCGTCCACAGCGTGCCATTCGTCGCCATTGCGGACAACGTATATTGTTGCCGCCATTTTAGTGACGTTAAAGTCCATGCCTACGCGTATCGGCTCACCTTCGCGCACGGTCTCGTTGCTATTGTGACGCTCACGATTGTATGCACGATAAACAGTGCCGCTGGTCAGGTTAACGAATTTACCGTTTAGGTATGCTTCGATTAACTCCATAGGGTACGTGTCCAGCATCGACTGGATATAATCATCCGGCAAGTTTTCTTCGTTGTCGTATGTGCTGGCGTAAATCAGGTCATAGCTGTTCGCCAGTTGCGGATTGCGTTCTATTTCCTCAACGAATAGTCTGTATGTCTCGCGGAATCCTTCTGGCGTTGTTGTTATGCTAGCACCGTTTAATATCGCGTCATCCTGCCAGCGTAGACGGGCGATAATCTTACGCCATGCCTGTTTAGCCTTGATTGCTGGCAATACGTCAAATTCGTCTAAGTGTGCGCGACCTATCTTAAATCCGACAATGCTTTCTGGCTTCTCCATGCTTCGGCATATAGTTGTGCCGCGATATTGTTTGCCTGAATAGAAATGCACCTCTTTATTTGCTTCACGAACTTGAACACGTAGGCCAGCAATAAATGCCACTTCCTCAATCGTCGGGAAGTAAATATCTCTTATGTGCGGATAAGTCGGTGCAAAATATCCCTGATTAACTTTAGGATGCTGCCAATAGTGCAAACACCCATCCAGGCACCCTGCAAACGTCTTACCAGCCCCAAAGCCTGACACCATGGCCTTGTACTTCTTCTGCGAGTTAATAAACCGTCCTTGCGGCTCATTAACTTCAATCTCTAGACTTTTTCGCACTCTTGATGCTCACTGTTACGGATTCGATGGTTTCTTCGCTGTCGTCTGCTTGCTGTGGTTTTTCATGGTAACCATGGTTAGCCATCATGAGTTTTGTGATCGTTGAATTATAAGCGCCGCCTAGTCCACCACTAATAAGCATTTTTTCTTGTTTCTCGACGCATGCACGTAACGTGTCTTTAAATTCTCGTCCTAATTCGCTATCCAACTCTGCCCATTGATAGACTACGCTCTTGGTAACACCAAGATATTGAGCCAATCCGACAGCACTTGTGACAATATCTCCAACGTTCTGAAAATCGTAAATTAGATATGCGTTTGCCTTTTCGATCACTTCATTAGTGAGCGTTGATTTTCTACCTCGAGTTAATGCTGATTTTTCCATACCAACATATATACCACGAATGTATGGTTTTGTAAAGAAGGTGGTAATGTGGGGTCGATTTTTGTCCGGTTACGCTCGGTTACACTTGACCGTAACCGCTAAGTATTTGATTTTAAACAGTTTTTTATCACTCGGTTACGCTAGAATTTACTTTAAGTAACCAACGTAAGTTATTGATTTGCAACATAAAAACGCCTATTATTATTATAAAGTTACATAAATATATAATAATAATAAGGGATATTTATTTTTGTATCTATATATGGCTATTTATGTATACATATCTCTATATAGCTCTATCTCCAGAAAAAACCGTAACCGCGTAACCGCGTTGATTTTAAAAGGAAAAGTGCGGTTACAGTGATTTTTCTGGTTACGGTTTTTTCGTAACCTCAATAAAAAACCCGCCGAAGCGGGTCAGTTTGCTAAATCAATTATGCCAAGCGGTATCCCAACACTTCGACTTTGTGTACCGCTAAATTTTTCATTTTCCCATCGTTTTGCCCCTTTAATGCGGATTAATTGCCCCTTAATATCTGCCGCGTATGGCGTATTTTTCATGAGTTCTTTTATTGCATGGCTGGAATTGCTCACCAATAAATAACCGTCTTTAATCTTCATGCCGTAGCGCTCAAGCAACGAACGATAATCATCAGGTGTAGCACTATTAATTGACTGCTTAATAGTTTCATAAACAGAAGTCTCACCATAAGCGCCACGAATACGGCACTCCATTAGCGTAGAAAGCGCCGCCATAGCCTCATCTGTCTCCGCGTAATCCCTATGCTCATCCCAGCTAAAAGAATCAATGTAATCGCGCGCAAATTCAGGCGTGACAATATCATCAGATAGCATCGAATAAGCGCCAGCCATCAGTGTTCCAATCTGGTCGCCTTCACGCACTGAATTAAATTTTTTACTGCATACATCAGAAAATATTTTAATGTTCTGCAATGTGATAGGTAGCAAAGACAGCGAGCGCATAAACAACCTAGATGGCGCAGTTTCATCGCGTTGCAATAGTTGCAGCTTATTTGATAAATCTCGCCATTGATCTGTTGCGTTTGATTGCTCATGCTTCGGGCGTAGGTTAAGAATAATCAGGCGCTCTTTATCCGCTTGATGCTTCATTCCGACTTGAATTGATGACAAGCAAAACATGCTGCGAATTAAGAATGTCATCGCTGATCCTGTCGCTGTGCCTTTTAATGTCAGTGCTGCTGATTCGCTTGATGCCTGCCTAATTAGCGACAGAATGTTTTGTACCCTAGATTGTTCGCGCTCGTCGTTCTGTTCTGATTCATCAAAAATAACTGGACGCGCATCGCTTCCTAGCATTTGACGGATGCCTGCTTCGGTTGAGTTACCTTGCGCGAATAAGTCAATGCCGTTTAACAGAGTATGAATGTAATCGTTAACAATCGTAGTTTTACCGCACCCAGCACCGCCAGAAATCCAGACGTGTGGTCTCCATTTTAACGCCCCGCAAAAAGGCGCAAGTGCAATCCATCCAGCTAATAGTGGAGCACTAGCATCACGCGACCATCTGAATTGAGTAGATATGTTGTAAATGCTCTCCGATTCAGAAACCGTCATTGCATCGCTTGGAATGACGGGCAGCATGTTCTGATTTTCATAAATGAATTTTGAAGCAATAGCAGTCACTGGCGTTAATATGCCATCAACGCTTAACTGATCTCCAAAATGATAAACCACGCGCTTATTGTCAATCCATGCACCACGACCGCGAGTCATAGACGGGTTAAAAATTCCGCGTTCGTGGGCGGTGTTAATGATCCATTCAGCAGCTTTATCTTTTGAAAATCCATTTTTTGCTGGATATAAAATCTCCCAAAATTCAGCAGGCGCAATTTCAATTAATCCAATTTGCGTAAAGTCTGACTTTTTTAGTTCTACTATCTGCTTTTTTGAAAATGAATAAACGTAATATGAGCCGCGATCAAATCCCAAGATGCGGATGTTTTTATTAATCATATCCTTTTCTTGGTCGATTTGAACTGCCGTTTGTTCTGGTAATGCTTCTGGTTCCTGCTCTGTTATAGGATCTGCAAAATATTCACTCGCTGGCACAACGTTATTTTTTGCGTAATCAAAAGGTGAAAAGTTATCCATAGGCGCATCGTCTGCCACATCCCATCCATCTTGAAAGTCGCGCGATGGCTTAACAATGCGGACAGAGTTTGCAATGTCTTTAATCTTTTCATAAACTGCGCGCATGGCTTTAATTCCTGGCTGGCTATGCTCAGGTATTAACTCTCCTGTTTTAACGTCTATTTGCCAGTCAAAATCAGGCCAAAGCGTGACATCTTCGCCTGCCAGTGGCATAAAGTCAGCATTGTTAACGCCATTACCACCGCCAGGCCATGTAAGCGTATTAGCAGCCTTGAAAAAATTCTGTCCTGCGTCTGCTGTTTTTTCGCCTTCAAAAATAATCACAGGCTTTTTTGTTGCGAGTTTCTGCAATCCATACAAAGGCCGTGGAATTCCGAAACCTAAGAAACGCCACTCGATAGCGCCAGTTTCGCTATTTACGCACCATGCAAGCGGCAATGTTTCTTTGCCAATCGTTCCATCTGGTTTTGTGATAGGGAACCTGCACACATAGCCAGTGAGTTCGTTTTTTTGGTTTCGGTATTCCCATACATGCGTTGGCTTGCCGTGTCTGCGATGTAAAAAGTCAGATTCAGTTGCTGTCGATTTTGCTTTTAATAAAGGTTGCCATACCGCTGGCTTTGGTTTGTGTGTTTTAGTGCGCTGCGTTGATTGTGCTTGTCCTGCATCTGGCAAATTACCAATAATGCGCTGCACTGCATCAGGGAATGGTAGCCCTTCATATTGCATGACGAAATCAATTGAATCGCCATGAGCGCCACAACCAAAACAGTGGAAAAATCCCTTTTTATCAGATACAGTAAATGAAGGGGTCTGCTCATCATGAAACGGGCAGCAAGCAGAATAATCAGCGCCGTTTTTTTTAAGCTGAATAAATCGTGAAATAGTGTCTACAATATTAGCCTGCGCATTTTGCAGATCTTGTTCGGTGTATTTATTTGCCATGTGAAGATCTCCAGATAATAGCAAACACTTTTTGCTTATATGATTCGGCTTCTAATTTAGATAGCCACGGAATATGTATCCCGCCATATAAAAAAATAGGCTTATTATCTGAAGATTCTATATTGATGCTAAATACATCAAACATAGGGTCGGCATAATTGAAATGATAGTTTTCTGATGTAGGGAATCCAATTGGTTTATATTCCCTGTTTAATACTATGTGAGATGGCGTTACACCTTCGCCGCGAGGATAAATGGCATAAGGCAAATATTGCTTAGCTAATTTAATTGTTTTATGGCTGTGCATGTACTTTGCAAAATGAGACATTGCAGACGTAATTGCGCCATTAAGATACGCATTCATAGAAATCCTTCTATATAAAAAATGTTATGCTGAAACCAGCATTTTTATAATACTGCAAATAACTTATGTAAGCAAATTTTAATTTATGCAGGGGCGCATCACGGGTTGCCCCCTTGTCACGACGATAGCTAATCGCGTCTAGCCTAGTGGTAGTTTAACTGCTATTGCGCGGAGATGTCATTAAAAATATTCCAGTCTTTACGCCTACGCTTCATTAAATCTGTGTATTTAGTGTAAGCGGATGTTTTAGTCGGGCTAAATCCTAAATATTTGCACCAGTAGTCATTGCGCAATAGAGTCTTGCAAACCCTACGCCATGATGGCGCTTTGCCAGCATTTTCTATTTTAATTGGCGCTTCATCAGGTATTCCGTTTTCATATCCGTGATTCATCCACCATTTAATATATACCGCAATTTTATTTTTGTAATGCTCTTTTGTTTTTGGCGGGGTGCTTTCAAGTATTGACTTTGCAAAAGATTCCCATGTGTGTCCTTCTGGCAATGTTATCGTGTGATTGCCCATAACATTGCCGCGAGTATTAGAATACATTTTCCCAGTGTTTGCACCATTAACACGCATAACCAAGCGCGCCCAAATAGATGGCTCAATTACCTGATATAACCATAATCCTTTGCGGCTTTCATCTCCAAAAGGCTCGCATATTCGCATTTGGTGAATAGACAATCCAGCTTGGTGCATTTTGTCGTAAAGCTTGTTATATGACTTTCCTGTTTTTCCGTGATATTTCCAAATGTCAGAGGTATCCCAATCGTAAATCGGGTAAACATTCCAAACGTTTTCAACAACGTTTGTTGTAAATGGCTTGTTATCGTACATTGGCTTTTCTCTGGCAAGCGTGCGAAAACGGTTTAACGATTCTTGCGCTCTAATGCCGACAAAGCACGCGCACTTTTCACCTTGAGCTAGCCATTGACCAAATGTAGGTACAAATTCCTCAAACATAATACCTTCATACCAAAAAGGCATTGATTCTGGATTTGTAATGGATATTTTACTAGGTTCTCTAACCCATAAATTGCGCTTAGATTGATCCCAAGCAGTCCATTCAGGGTCATGAGTTGAGCATGCGTTCCATGTTTTAATTGGCAATGCAATCCAGTAAGGCACAATGCAGTCAGAGTATTCATAATAAATTTTTTCTGCAAACTCAATTGTATGCGTGAATTGGCACTCCCAATCAAGAAAAAACAAGCCAATTTTACGCCCGCGCTTGCGCGCTTCTTCGCAAACAAGATGCGTCATAACGCCTGAGTCTTTACCTGCCGAGAACGAGCAATATATTTTATCAAAATTATCAAACGTCCATTCAATTCTTTGTTGCGCTGCCGTTAGCACATCAATTTCCATGTATGTTTTTGGCATAATTTTCCTCCCAATAGTTAATCGCATTAAGCGCCTGATTGTTTGCGTCTATCTGTTGCTGTTCGGTTAAAAATCCCCATGCTTGCCTAACAATATCCTCTGGACATTGAATCGCAAAAGCAACGGCAGCATGACCAATCCACGCTTTTCTGTTGGTATCTAATTTTGTTAGATGATGCTCGCATGAGTATTTCCAGTTATTAGCAACATTCATCATCCACTCACCATATAAAATATGGTTTCCTGTAAATTCTATTGCTGATTGTAGCCATTGTTTTTTATTTTCAACATCACCCCACATATTGTAATTAATTTCTTCCCACAGCCAGTAAGGATGCCATATTCCATCATCATTCGATTTCATCTTCACCCTCAATGTCGCGCAATGTGTCTGCTTCCCATGCCGCGCTAAATTCTTGATCTTTGAATAATAGCGCTAAGCCTGTTACCTGAGTTAATCTCAATACTTCGTCAGGTTCCATGCCCAATTCTTTAGCGATTTTTTCATCTGACCAAAATCTACGCTTTAACTCAATGACAATTTCAGCCATTGAATCAACTTTATGCTCACCACGTGCGCGATTGTGTCGAATAGTGGAAGCCATACGATTAGATTTATCTTCTTGGCTTGTACGAATCTGAACTAATGGCAAATATCCATGCACACGCTCAGTTATTTGTGGAATTTCTTTTCCTACCCTGTGACGGTGAAAGCCGTCAACAACTTCATATCGACCATCGCTAGGCATTGACACAATTGGCTGAGTATATCCATCAGCGTCAATTGATAAACGTAGCAATTCCATTTCTGGTGGCGCTACCGAATTTGGGTTGTAATCATTAGCATGTACCTGATCGTTTTTAACCCATAAAACGCAGTCTACAGGCTCGTTTTTAAATGGGCTAATTTCATGCAGTTTTAATTTAATTTTATTGATAGCCTCAATTTTTTCATCTAGTGAAAGTTGAGAAATTTGGTTTATTAATTGTTCGATCATTTATACTCCCCCACCATAAACTCAATAACCCGCTTAGCCGCCGCATAATCGCGATTCATGACAACTTGTGAGATCGCTGCATCCTGCTCTGGCGATAGCTCATTCTCCTGCACATACCTATAAACCAGCGCACTCAACCAAGCCGTATCATCATCCGTTTGCTTTCCATCAATCCGCGCCCCAATATCACAAAAATGCATCGCCTTCTGCAAATCCTGCAATCCGTTTTTATCCTTGTAGCGCGTAACATATTTAACCACTGAAAACTGGCATGGCGTTAGTTTTGCGTCTGTTGCAAATTCGATTGGTTGATATTTAAGACTGGCGTAGTGAGTGCCGCCGATTTGGGTACTTAGTGGATTCATAGCGATTCACCCATAGCTAATTTATTGATTTTTTCTAAGCATTCTTGCTCAGTGTTATTTGTAACGGCTGCCAGCATTTCAATCATAAAAACCGCACGAGGATCACCAACAGAGTAATATTGATTGAATTGAATTGCCATTGATTGCAACTGGCCTGGCGTGTATTTACCTGACATCACGACTCTCCCATAATAGCGTCATAGCCTGAAAAAAAATATTTCTAAACAAATTCCCGCGCGACCATTCCGATATTTCAGCACGATGGCGGGCGATTTCTTCGTGGTTAATCATTATTAATCACCTCGGCTGATTTAAGTTTTCCAGTTTCTCCGTCGAAGGTTAGTTTTAGGTTGTGATTATAAGGATATGAAAAGTAGTTATCATTATGTATTGTTAAATCCGTCATCATAATTTTATGCTCATCTAGTGCATCAAAATCAAAACATGCGCAATAAACAAAATCTGGCTTCGGCTCAGGTTTGATGCGGTATTCCATATCAGCACACCAACTTGGGGATATAATAAATACCCACTCTTTCATAATGTCGCTATACATTTCAATCTCAGCCCCATCAGCCCAAGCCTTAATCAATTCTGCGTGTTTGTGCGGTTTTCTATCCAAAATCACTCTCCTTTAATCCATAATCATGCATAGACCGCTGATAATCCGAGTGCAGGTTCCGCAATTCGTAATACTGGCGATCCGCTTCAATTTCATCGGCGTATAGTTCGTCGTTTTCGTCTTCGGTCATGGCATTGCCTTTCCAATTTCAGCTGCTGCATGGACTATTGCGCGGCGGGTGGCGGCAACAGCATCACCTTTATGCAGATTTGTTATTCCAAATGAATCAACTCCATAGCGATGAATGTAAACTCTTGAAGATTGCGTTCCAGGGTTTATTGCAATCTCAATATTTAACTTCACCGCCAATCTAAGCGCGTCACCGTCGTCTGTTAGTGGTGACCATGAGATTGTATGGCGACCAAACTCATCAACCAACATGATTCCAAGACGACCATCGTAATCAACATTGCTATAATCAACATGCTTCAATCCAGCCGCCTTAGACGCCAACTCCAACAATTCACGATCAGTCATCATAACCTCCACTCCCCGCTAACAAAAACCTTACTACGCGCACGCTCAATCTTGCCGCCACGATAATCATTAATAACCAACCTTGGTTTGCATTCGTGGTCAATCGGCACATATCCAAGTAAATTAGCCAACGCGCATGGCGTATCGTGCGTGATAATCTCAGCCACTTTTCTACGATGCTTTGTTTCAACGATATGTGGCGTTAATTTCACCATTGGATCATCAAGTTTAACGCATTGATAGATCGCTGGAATATTGCCAACTGGTTTGATTTTAAATGCAAATAATCCAAGCTCGCGACCAATCCACAAGTAACGCTGGATTGCCTGGCTAGAGATTGCGCTAATAGCCTGCTTTACATCTTTTGCGACAAAGTAATCCATGCGCTTCCATTGGTTATAGATTGCGACAATTTTACCTGCTTCATTTTCAGTGATTGTTTTGTCGCGCTTGAAGTTTGTTGCGTGTGGGTGGCGTTTTTTGGTCATAGCGTTACTCCATGCGCAATTTCAGCTTGTTGAATAAGTAAATCAAACAAGAAATTTTGCATTTCATACGTTTCATCTCTTAAATCATATTCAAGATGTAAATACTCTTCCAGCAATGTTGCAGTTACTTGTTTTGCGCCTTGCAAAAATACGCGCTCACTCAAATAAATCGTATCATCTTTCGCCATCCCTAAAACGCCACTTCCAAGATTTCCAATCATAATTGGATATTTTGAAACGTCATAATTCATTTTAAGCAAAAAGTCTCTTGCAATATCAATCAACGCAACTTGATGACTTGATGGCGCTGTTTTTGTAGCATTAAGAAGTGATGACTTAATTTTGTCTTTAAATACATCTTTCAGTCTGTGATGCAATTGTCTTGACTGGTGATTAATAAGCGAATCTACAACCTGCTTAAACTCGACTGACATTGTCGCATCAGTCCAAAGCAAATCATGCTCGTAACCATCTTCTGCGGTAACTAATTCTTTAATCAGTCCAGAATCTGTCAACGTTTGCAATTGCTTTGTTAAATCGTAGCGAGCCGACCATTCATTTTTAATTGTACGATCTTCCGTTAATTCAACAGGAAAGTTTAAATTATATGAGTAGCGCATACCTTTATAAGCGCCAACCAAAATACCTTTATAAAAAATACCATTATCACTTAACTGGTGAATTGTTACCTTTTCGCAAGTTGCAATTGGCGTCGATTGCAAAATAAACTGTCCATTATTTTCATGTATTTCATCTAATCCAGTAACTTTAATAACTGTATCGAATAATTTATCGTCAATTTCATTACCATAAACGCCGCCACCCTCGTCTTTTGCATTGCAATACAATTCACGATAAGCCATCCACAATTCCCAATTTTTACCAAGCTCAGTTGTAAATCCAAGCTGTTTTCCATTCATGCAAACAATTGAGAAATTTTTACCGCGCACATCTTCATTTTGCAGGTGAAAATTAAATGTATTTGCGCCAGATTTAATTATGATGTTGTGACCGTTGCGCAGCAAAACGGCAATCGCATATTTTAACCCTGTGCCAAAATAACCAATTGCTGAATCATTTGCTTTTGCGTTAATGCCAAATGTTGTGATTGAAACTTCGTTTATTAAGCCTGAATTGTAAAAACTAAGCATCTGTTAATCCTCCAATAGTTAAGTGATAGTTCACAGATAAAATCCTACCACCTCCAAAAATTCTATGTGCAATTTTTACTGAAATTTACATTATGGTGCTCCTCTAAGCCTATTAAGAGACTTTTGAAAATTCTCAGTCATTTTATTCAATACATATTTAAAAATCCTATGCGCCTCCATTTCAATTTTTAAAATGTCATAATTTTTACAATTACGCTTACGTGCTCTGTATGTTTTTCTCATAGTATTCCGTCGCATCCTTAAAAGAATCAAACCAGCCATGAATAAATATCGTATTCGCGTCTGGTCTGTGTGTTAGTGCGTATCTATCGCCATATTTGCATATCGTGTATTTTCCGCATTGGCGATAATATTTCTGATTTTCTGCGCGGTCAGCTTTGTTAACTGACCACATTATGCACCTCACAAAAAGGACGATTATTAATAATCGTGATTACAGCGCGTCCATTTGAACGTGGAACGCACCAGCGCAGGTTATTATTTTCATTTAATAGTTGCATATTAAGCCGCATTAGTTCGTCGTTCTGGCGCTGTAATTCGAGTGTGTAATCGTGTAATGCGATTGCTATTAGTGCGCCAATTAGGGTTAGTACGGCGGCGTGGATTAGGTGTTTTTGGGTTTCGGTTATGGGCATACTCACCCTTTCACTTTAAGCGCACGGATTCTATATTCCGGTTTATATCCGCTCTGTGTCTCTGCCACATTCGCGCACATCTCAATCACCGCGTTTGTGTAGGTGGCGAGTTGGTTGCCAAAAAATGTAAAAGTCTCCGTTGATAATGAAGTTTCTTCTTCATGTATCGCCCCACACTCTTTCGCCAGTTCTATGTGATTAATCATGATGGTTCCTTTGATTTAATTTGCAACGGCTTCCATGCAACAGCAGTACCAGCGATTCCATTCCAAACCCAGCCACCGCCATTGAATTCAGTCCACTCGGCTTCGCATTCTTCCTGCCATTGGTGCTTTTCATCGCCATCGGCGTATTCATAATTGATGTGGCGAAATAGGACTAATACCTTAGTGCCATCTTTCGGTGCTGATTGAATGCTTCTCCAGTCGGTTAGTGTGCGTAAAAGCCTTGATTCATCGTTCATAAGCAGACACGTGTTATAGATGAACGGGAACTGCTCAAACATCAGCGTTGCAAACTCAATCCATTCCTTGCTGCCAATGCCTTTTGAAAGAGCCTGCAATCGCATATCCTTTGCCTTAATAAAGTCAAACTTACCAAGCTGCGGATGAATTGAATGCATCTTGTCTCTGTCATGCGTATAGCTCATCTTCACTTCTCCAATTCACGAATTTGAGCGAGGGATTGCTTGGCCATGATTGCCATGCAGTCGGAAAGTTTTGTGCTTCCGGCTTGTCCAGTGTGTTGCGCTTCCAGTAATTCAAGTTTATGCACCGCAATCTCAAGCTGCTGGCGTAGGCGGGTGGTTTCTTCGTTATGAGCTTGCATAACAGTATTAAATAATTCACTCTCATGTGAATGTCCTGCATCTACTAATGCGTTTATTACACTCATCCCTTTGCCTCCATTTCTGCGATTAGTGCAATCCAATCAACATGTAATTTATCGCTGTATGTTGTTTCGGCGGCTTTTCTCAACGCATCCAACATCCGCGCTTTGTCCGCCTCAAGCTTTCTGTCACTTTGTGCGCTGACTTGTTGCTCATGCTCGGTTAGTATTGCTGCGAAGTCTGCACCTTCTCCGAAGTAATCAGCGTCATGATACAGTCCACGCTCTTTCATCCACGCGATAACGGCATTCAATCCTTGCTCATATGATTG